ATATAAATAATTGGACACACTGGACACATATTACTATTTAGATTAGCACTTATCTGCTTTTTGTCCGTGTCCAATTAGCGTGGCCAAGCGTGTTCGATGTGTCCAATTATTAATATATATCAAAATTCATCGATGTATATAAGTGTATAATTATTTTTACAAACATATATACACTTTAAAAATCGGACACACCTTGAATAATTGGACACACCTACTTTTCGTGATTACGTTTATAGGTTGATAGAAGGCCTGCACCTTCCCTTACAAACGCCCTCTGAGGGCCATAAAGCTTACCGAAGCGGGCTTTTCCAGTTCCCTTTGTGTATGGACTCCACCCTCTCATTGCTTGCAATATATCGGTAATCTCTCTAGCCTTTGCGTTCTGCAGGTTCTTCCTGTCCCCCTCCATCACTTCACACCATATTTCGAGGGCACACACCCGCTCCCGCTGCACTGAACCACAATGATCGTCATCGCCATAATTCCTGATATAATCGCGTCTATCAAAGATATCAAGCGACTCCCAGTTCTCAGGTAATAACATATCAAGGTATTCTTCAATGAGGCCTACGAGTTCACCACCTTCTGTGTGTGATAATTGGATTCTAAGGGCTTCTTCTTCAAGTTCTCCTTCAAGGACTAAGGATTCACCCTCGGACCAGTAGTAATAGGCTTCTGCCCATAATTGGTCGATATCCTCTTTTGATAGCTCCCAGGCGTTCTTAGTTTTGCGTTCTTTGTCGCCTGTGACTGGCCAGAAGCGTCGGTTACCAGTACGGTCTTTGAGGAACATAAGGTTATTGGTAGAACCAGCGAATACACACTGGCGTGGGTACTCTTCGGTACGTCTCCCATAAGGGGAGCGAAACCGGTCCGAGGTACGGCTGATAAAGGCCTTTACGATTTCATTATCGTTCTTGTAGGTTGGTGCGAGTTCGGCGAGTTCATTAATCCAAGAGCCCTGTATTTGTTCTAGGGCGTCTTTGGTTTTGATATCAACTAAAGAGTTATTAAACCATTTACGGCCTAACCGCTCCAGGATTAAGGATTTACCAAGACCTTGTGAGCCATATAATACGATAGCCGTATCGAACTTAACACCTGGATTCATGACACGTGCTACAGCGCCACACATCCATTTACGTGTAACAGCTCTGATGTATTCGGTATCCTCTGCACCGATATAATCAATGAAGAGAGTATCGACTCTACAACTACCGTCCCATGTTACACTGGTTAAATACTCACGCACAGGATGGAATTTGTTATCTTGCGTTACCTCTTGGAGCGCATCATCGATGATGCCTTTGCCCTTGATCAGGTATTTTGTAGCAAAGTAATTCCGTAAGCACGCATCGTCCGTATCGGTCCAATAAGGGGTTTCGTCCTTACCTCGCCACGGTAGGTCGTCAGTTACAACTAACCGGTGTGCAAATTCATCGAGTCGGATACGTCCTCTTAATGCGGGGTCGTATTTAAGAACCACTAAGCAGTTGAACACGTCAGACTCTGGTGTACCTCTGCGGTCACGTTTGAGCTTTTCGAGGAAGTCTTCCTCGTCTTCCGTGATATCCTCGAAGTCCATATCCGCCATGCGTTCCTTATCGAGCAGAATTGGTGCTGCGCCGTCGTCGTTAACAAAATCTATCATAGCTTTGTAGCTTGGTAAATCCGTTACTTTGGTAGTCGGCTCAGCATCGGTATCTTCGGCACCAAATAAGTGAATGCGGACAAGGTCAAATGCGTTAACAAGTTTACCACTAATAGGGTCAGTCGCATGGTTGGAGTACGCGAAGGTATCGTTATCGTAAATGACAAGACCTGCTACTGAGCTACCTCCGGTATACGTGTATCGGTCCTCGACTTGCGTCGGTGCATAGACTTCAGGGAGAAACTTTTGAATAGCTTCTGTGATACTATAGCTCCTACAAAAGGCACCAAGTAGACCTTTTTTCTCTAATGGGTTGCCTTGTTTTTTGGCCGCATCAAGGCGAATCTGTGACTCCTTACTTGATGTTGGCCAAAGGCTCGTATCTCGCCAATCTCTATAGGTATTAAGATATTGATCGACAGAAATTAAGCTGCCTTCGCTGTGCTGATATACATATTCCACATCCTTTGGACAACTTGGCCAGTACATCAGACGTTCTGCCTGGTGCGTGGACGGGTCAAAAGAGTCAATACCAATATCATCGGCGATGCGTCTAGATACAGCTTGGTACTCATCAGGAGTCATCGCCCTATCAGCAGGAATGATGATGCGATAGCGTGGATTATCGGTAGTATGACTGTGCGTACTGTAAAGTACGTACTCCATACCGCCTAATTCCATATCTAGGTCTAAGAGGAAATCTTCACTAGGCGAGTCCGCATCAAGAGTGATTAAGTATCGCTCCTTAACGGCACCTCTAACCCGTCTACCATTTTTAGGGATATACCCGCCAACAAAACCGCCGACGTCTTTCTTTTGGCCTTTCTCGGCTTTAGACATTTTGGCATATTCAGCAGCCGTTTCATTCGTTACAGTAGGCTCGGCCAACTTATTGGCCAAAGCACTCCAAGTCATTTTCTGAGACTTCCAGCTACGGGCGGAGCGACTTTTGCCCGTAGCTATTATGATATTTGTATCCATATGTTACATCGCTCCTCCCTTCGCAAAATGGATGTCCCCTAAATATTTAGGTACTTGTAATCGATGCTTTTTAATCCATTGGCATACAGCATAATTAATGTTGTGATTATCTCGTACACCTCTGTTGTTTTTTAGCTTAGCCTGGTGTATTTCCACAAAACCATCTGAATCTTCTGTAGGGTTAACTTCAATACACGCTACTGGCCGACTGTTTTCAAATACGCCAACAATAGCACATTTTTGCTCTTTAACTTTTTCTACATAGGTACCCACACAATTATTGAGTTGAACGCCTAGTCGAATTATGTCGTGTGTTGTTTTAACCACAGTAAAATCTAGACCACCAACGGAGTCTATTAGTTTTTTATGGAGCAAGCTGCGCTGTACAGGAACATTTTCTGCTTTTTCAAATTTGGATATACACACAATCTCGTCATGCAGATCCTTAATTTGAATACGTCTAGCCCAAATCTCCTTTTTCCTAGCTCTCGATAGCCGGTTATACATATCCGCAGTATCTTTTACTTCCGAGTAGGAGTCAGCGTTTTTTAAGAATAATAGGACTCGGCGTTCACCGTATTGGTGTCGCATAAGCTTAAGAAAATCAGTAACAGTAAGCAAGGCTTGCCCATCATTCCATATTGGCCAGGATTGGATATACCCGGTTTTCCCGCCTTCCTCTGCCACGAGGTCCGTGAATGCTTTCTGATAATCCACGCTGTTGAATACCTTACTAGCGGTTTGGATCACCTTGATATAAAAGAAAGGACGGATAGTTAATAATTTTCTAACCCAGCGTTTATCCGGTACTTTATAAAGCTGTATCAGTGCTTTGATAAACGGTACGCCAGCATTAGTTAACTCAGTAATAGCTAAAGTACTTGTTAAATTAGACCCGAAAGGCCTGAAGTAGGAGTCATGGTCTCTAACTAGCTTGTCATTTAATGCAGGCGCATCCGGCGCGTGCATCTTCCACACTAGATTATGGAGTAAGTTATCAAGCGCACCGTATCTGGACGATAGTAGTACACCTTGTCTGATAGGTTTAACTTTGTAGCCTACCCGTTTTGACAACTTAGTAAAGTAAGCTTGTTTTAGTACCTTAGCAAAATTTTGTAACTCCTTTTTATGTTGCGACAATCGACAATTAGGAGTTGCTACTAGCCAATATAAGGGTAATGATTTTGAGTGAAACACCGATATGTTAGGGTCGATTTCTGATATTATATCGGCACGAGTGCGTTTCTTTTGAACTAAGAACACCTTTCTTTGCTTGAAATCGAAGCGTAATATATCGACAAGATGTGGCTTGTATCCAGGATAGATAGATTGTGTGTCGTTATCGACGTGGACTGTGTGATATTCGAATTTAACATCGAGGATTTTCCCCCGATCAATAACCGATAGTTCTATATCTAGTGGAACATTGGCGGTACCAGAGGCGTCGGCTACACAATCACCATCAACGCCTCTAGTACGGATTAATTCTCCACATTGTGGGCAATAGAACTCATTTGATATATAAGGGTCTACTATTCTACCCATACCGGAAGATACTGAGGGCCACAAGCAGGCAAATGATTGACCACAATCTACGTGGTAATGTACAGCAGGTGACCAAGAGTTCACTTGCTTGCGCCGTACTAGGTCATACAGCTTGCTAACTGATAAACTAAATAATACCTTCATAAGGCGCTATCCTTTCATCTATAACAAATCGTCTAAATCGTCTTCTTCAGAAGTTTCCTCAACTACTGGGTCATCTTCAACCAGTATTGTTTCTTCTACAGGTGCTTCCTTTTTCTTGGCCACACGTTTACGCTTTGGCTTTTCTTCCGTAGTAGCCTGTTCTTCTACTTTAGGCGTATCTTCTGCTTTTTTACCATTTAATATCTTAAGCGCAAGGTCACAAGCAGCAACACATCCTTCACAGTACGCCATCGCGGAGTCTTTGCGTTCGCTTGCAGGAGCTTCTTTTACTAGCTCATATAAACCGTCGATAGCTTCGCGTTGTTGTTGAATTTGTTGTTTTGTAAGTTTCATAAGAATTATCCTCCTAATCCTTCATATAGTAAGGGTTCTCAAACCCTGCTGCATTTAATATAAGGCCCTCGTTCCAGGACTCAGACTCACACATAATATCGATTACTTCATCTAAACTGCCTTCGCCTATAGGCGCTTCGATAACAACTTCGTCATGGATATGGGCTACAATTTTATAACCTGCTTTTGAAAGTCTTAGCATTGATGCCGCTAAGCAATCTCTTGCAACGGCTTGTACAATGTTTTCAACGAGCTTTCCGCCGTAGGTTTCAACTCTGCCCCAGGTGTTCTTAACCTGATCCATGCCGTCATACTCAATTGACTCGCTACCAAATCGGTTAAGTCCAATTCGAGGTCTTGCATAGGCAAGTCTACGCCCGGACGGTAATTCGATGAACATAAAGCCTTTTGATTTAAAGAACTTAATGTTACCTTGCCTAATTCGCACTGGTTCTCCAGTTTTTACGACTTGCTTAGCTGCATTATCTGCGTCTTTCCAAAATCTCGTAATACGTGGACTAGCTCGTCGCCAAGCTTCGATGATACCAGGTAACTCCTCTTCAGGAATATCACCTTTTGTGTCCATCGATTTCATGGCTCCTACACCGCCTCCATAGCCGAGTGCCAGCTCTGCTACTTTGCCTTTTTGTCGCAAGTGGCCATTTATGCCATGCTTCTCAACCGGTACGTGGAACATGCTAGAGGCAGATGCACAGTAGATGTCACCACCCTGCGCAAATACATCTTGTCGCCACTGCTCGTGAGCGAGCCAGGCGATAACACGTGCTTCAATAGCACTGAAGTCGGCTACTATAAAGCGGTGTCCCTCCTCTGCTACAAGAGCAGTACGGATAAGTTGCTTAATTACATCACCAGGGTTTCCGTAGAGTAAATCTAGCATTTCCACATCTCTACTTTTAAGGACTTCCCTGGCAGTGTCCAAGTCTTCCAGGTAATTACGAGGTAGGTTCTGCAGTTGTACTACACGTCCTGCCCATCGTCCACTACGCATAGCGCCGTAAAACTGAAGCATGCCGTGGATGCGACCATCAGAACATACAGCATTTTTCATAGCTAGGTATTTTTTAATAGAAGAATTACCGAGCACTTGCCGATTTTGTAGTACCTTGCGTACATCAGAGGGAATATCCTGTGCCAAGAGGTTTGATACATCATCTTTTCGCATCGTTTCTAGATCATATCCAAGCCTTTCAGATAACCACTCTTTCAGTTGCATGGTACTATTTGGGTTTTCTAACCCTGTTAATAGTTTGGATGACTCAGTAGCTTCTTCCACGATTTCGTCATTACAAGAAAGCGCAGCATCGACTAGGTCCATATCTACTTTTACACCGCGCCAGTTGATGCCCTGGTCTAGTAACCAGTACTCGTGCTCGATAGCAGGTGGTTTTAGCGAAAGCAAGCGTTTACGGATTGCCTTCTCTACTACTACGTCCTGGCGGTTATACTCAATGTATTCCAACCATTTCTCAGGCGCATCCTCGGGCATATTTCGTGTCTTAGGATTTGCTTTAGTAGGCTTACGTGGTACAGAGAAAAATTGGATTAACCGTTTACCTCTTGAGTCTTTGGCTTCTCCTAATTTCAAAGCCTTAGACACATTATCAAGGCTTGCTGGTAAGCTGCAGTATAAAGCAAGCACGGAAGTACATTCCCAGTTCGTATAATCCGCATCAGGGAAGTACTTTTTAAGGCATAGCATCTCAAATGCTGCGTTGAATGCGGTCTTTGTAATTTCCTTATTATACAAAGCGTCCACCACCCTCTCGGGCAGTGGATCCTTTGTCATATCAATGACTTCGACTGGTTCATCATCAAAGCAATAGGCAAAGAGCAGTATTTCAAATGTCTCATCATCAACGTATCGCTGTGCTCCGAATTTAATCGGACAGTCGCTGTACGTTTCCACATCAATACTGAGCTCCATAATTGCCTCCTTAGATTAAATCATCATCGTCGTCTAGGTCACCTAAATCATCGCCAAAGTCGTCAGCGGATACATGAACACCACCAAGACGTTCGCCATCTTTGACTTTGCGAATACCATTTAGACCAAAACCTACACCTTTTTTACCATTGAAGTTATAGGCGAAAACAGAAAGGGCGACCTGCGCATATACACCAGAATAGATTTCTTCTTCGATATCGAAATCATCCATCTTGATTTTGTCACGATTAAATACGATAGGTTGTTTATCGCTATTCGCATTAATGAAGAATTTATCAGCGTATACTTCCGGTTGGTCAGCTACTGCTTCATCTGTATCACCATCACGTAAGTTCAATTTAAGGTAAGCTGCTTTACCTTCTACCTTAGCCAGTGCTTTTGGATCTGCTTTTAGTTCTTCAATCGCACGCTCGAAAGCTTTGATAGTCTTTTTATCGGATTTATCAATAATAATTTGAGAGCTATATTTTGCTTTGCCATCGTCGTTTTTGCGAGGTTGAGCGATGTTTGCATAGGAAAGTCTTACTACACCAGTTGTCAATTTAGCCATGTTACTGTCTCCTTAATTCTTAAATGGGTTACAATTATGTTCGAACCCTATTACTGTGTTAAATAAATTATCTAATTCGTCTTCGATATCGGACCTTTCGTCGTCTAGTCGAATCCATTCATCGTCTTCTTCCCAAGAATATTTAGCTGTGTCTATTTCTTCTTGGTAGTAGCGTTCTATCGCCTCGCATTTAGCTTCTACTGCGCAGTAGCGAGTGTGTAAGCTGGTTGCATAGGCAATAGTGATTTGATAGAGCTCGTCGAGGTAATGCCCTCGCTCATAAAGCTCTTTAGCAATTGCTTTTACTGTAACGACACGCATGCTACACCTCGTCGTCGAACTCATTCGCCATCGCTTCTGCGGTATTAATCGCAGGGCGTTTATCGCTTTCCGGTACAAGCGTAGGCTTGCCTTCCGGTTTATCGATATAGACCTCTAGGTATTCAGCAACGCCCTTTTTACCGAGAACCTTCTGCAGATTTGTGATACCTTCGAGTTCACGTGGCTTAAATATATCCTCTTCCTTATAACCATTATCGAGTAATGTTTGAGCCGCAGCGTCTGGATCCGTGATAGTACGTCTTGACGTACCTTCTACTAATTTATATCCAGGCCATTGCTTTTCACCTGATAAGGCTTTTTCGTAAGCAAAATCGTAAACGCCTTTAATCCATTTCGTGATTAAGTCCTTCATCCCCAGGATGTCAGATACTTCACGGTCAGTGAGTAATTGATTAAGCTTACCACCATCTTTGTAGAAAGCAGTGAGGCAAGTATCTGCTAATGCCCTACAGGTATGCCGGGCTTTGCAGAAGTTACAGTAATCGCACGGAGTACATTCGCCAATACCTTCCCAGGCACGCTGTGCGATCGGTTTGATTTCCTCGCCCCAATCAAGCAGGTCTTCTACAGACATTTCGTCGGTAGACACACTATCCAGTCTTGGCTGAACGATTGTCATGCGTACTGTTTTAATATCATAGAGGAATTCGTTAACGTCGTATGCACCTAATGCGTACAAACGCATTTGTGTATTTTCAACAGCGCTAACAGGAACGCCCTTGCCATACTTCAGGTCAATCACTTCCAGGATGCCATCAGCTACGATTACCATATCGCCAGTACCAAAGCCTTCAGGTACCCAACGAGAGAAGTCAAGCTTTGCTTCAATCATGACTTCTGCATCAGATGAACGGGCGCGAGCCTCGTTCACCTTTTCTTCGCAAATGTCTACATAGCGGTTAACTGCTTCCACCATTTCAGCGGAGTGATCATGCTTAGGAAGTTTTTTACCTTCGAGCTTATGTCGCAGGATTGATTCTGCCAGGTCGTGGGCTACAGTGCCCTCTGCAGCATAGGGCGATTGCTCGTCTGGGAACATCGCTTCTAATCTTGCTGAAGGAGTACATATGAGCCACCTGGCGCTACTTGATGCACCGAGTAAGGCGTGTTTCTTAGCCACGACTAGCCACCCATTCCATGATTTGGATGCGTTGATCATCGGTAGCGGATGTTACTTTTTCCGCGCCAATGCTATCCAAGAATGCCTTGAATTCTGTTTTAGCTTGCGTTTTGTCTGCAGCTTTGGCCATCACATCTTTTACAGCTTCACGAGTTTCTTCGAGGCTTGGAATGAATTGCTTTTCTTCCTTAACAGGTTCATCTTTCACAGGTTCCTGCTTAACAGTGGTTTCTACTTTAGTAGCAGTCTTTGTTTTTTTAGCCTTAACTTCTTCCTTAGCTTGGTCGATAGCGTCGGCTTTATCTATAGAAGAACCTACAATAGCTTTATATAGATCCTTGATTTCTTGGTTTAAATCCTTAGCTGTTTCTACTGTAATTTTTAACTCTAACATTGTTCTGTTTCCTTCCTGTTTGACTATGTGATAAATTTTTCTTGTATTTTTTTTGATACTATTCATATGAATCCTCAGTTTGGGACTTCAGGGTTTCGTACTCAGTAAGTAATGCCGAGAATTCTGGATTATCTTTCGCAAGTAACCGATACATGGTCATACGTTCGGCATTCTTAGCATTTTGTTCAAGTTTCTTTTCGATGTCCTCTAGCTTAGCTCGATCACTTTCGCGTTTATCACATTTAGTGGTATCGATAACTGCAATGACCTGCTTAATGACGTTCCCTTTAAAGCCGTATTTCCGAACGGTATCGAGGTCTTTTGCTTTTTTCAAAACACGAGCAACGCCTAAGCCGTTTCTTGATTTAACAACAACCCAATCACCAACGCCAATGTTATCGATTGGAACATTTGTATCGGATTCGTAATATCTAAACCAAAATTCATCTGGGTTATGAATAGGTGTGTTATTTTGCCAGTAATAATCACTGGTATCGTATGTAACTAATAGGAATTCCATAAGATGTCCTTTCTGTGGTATACTTTAAGTGGATATTTTTCTAATTTGAGCTTGTTGATGTTGCCGCATCATCAGGCTCATTTTTTATGCCCAAATCCTCGCATTCATCAGGAATGCAGTAGTCTCGCTTTGGACATTTGTTACAGTCTCGCAATTTAATCACCACCCTTCAAAGCACTTAAATCAAGCACCATCTCAGGCTTTCTAGCTTCCCATGTGTAATAATCTAAGCCTGCTTCTTTTAATGCATCCGCAGCAGCTCTACCTGTTTGTGCTTCATCAATAATTCTGTAGGCACTTTGTCTAGCATTGCGTACTTTTGTTAGTCGTTCCACGAATGGCTTTAAAAGCTTACAAATTGTAGCCCCTGCTTTTGGTGGTTCATGATAGAAACTTTTACCCCGACTAATCATGCGATCGATTAAAAAATCCGAAGTCGGCATATTAGCCAAAACGCTACCGCCAAATCCCGCTTGCCTAATTTCCATAGCTGCTTTCCGTGCTTCGGATAGAGCATCTTCTAAACGCTTAAAGGCATCTAGTGATTTAATTTCTTTAGTTAATAGCGCTTCATATTCATTTTCAATTGCATCGGTTTTGTCAGAACTAATACGGGATACGAAGTCCCTTACTTTTTGTTTGCTGATATAAGGTTTTGTCATTTTCTGTCTCCTTTTAGTTATAATAAGGGTTTTTACAATAATCGCCGTGAGTTCTTACTCGCGGAATGTATGTGACATTTTCCTGCTCTTCGGCATCCATTTCGGCTTTATCTTTGTAGAAGCCGTATAGGGATATAACGAATCCGATTAACGATTGCAATATAAACTGTTCCCAACCGATTTGGTCTACTTCTAAGGCCCCCATAGAGCCTGCAATGAGGAAAGTCCCCAATAACATATAGCCCATAAATTGATCTCCTTTATAACATCATCATTGATAAAATAGATGCTACTGCTGCTGCAGCTAAACTCAAATGCATTCCTGCGTCAATCCATGTCATGATTAATTCCTCCTAATGAATTCCTGCGGATTTAAACTCCGCATCAACTACTTTCGTGTCCCATCCAAGCGAATGGACAAGGAACGTCCTAAATCCCTCTTTATCGATGACAAAGCTACGAGATTTCTTACCTGGTGACTGCCAGGCATATGCAAACGGAAATCGGTCTCTTGCGATGCCCTCTCGGATAGCCGTTAGGCTAACACCAAGGACAGTCGACATCTGGGCGACTGAAATCACTTTCTTAAGCATTTACTAACCTCCTTTTTACTCTAAATAGCGTCAATTTTCGGATTGTAATAATCTGTCTCCCAAAAGTCTGTATCCTCGACGGACTCAACCCCGAGAGCGTGACAAATGGCAACAATTGTACCCATGTGGACTGAACGCCCTTCAATTGCACGATTCAAAGTTGACCTTGAAATCTCTGCGGACCTAGCTAAATCTGCTTTTGACATGCTTAACGCGTCTAATCGTTCAAGTATGGCGTCGCCGTACATTCTTGTTGTAAATTGCTTTTGCCTCATACTTGCGCCTCCTTTTATATAGCTTTCAAAATCATTCTGATTTCTTGTCCGACTTGTAAACGATCTTTAAAAGTATCTTGATTACGGAAATCATCCATATAAACTTCTAGCATCTCTCTGTATATAGCTGCTTTGAAGCTTTCAGGCTTTTCCACATCTTCTCGATACGGCTTTAAAATCATAACTGGCTTACCGAATTCATAGTCGATAAGGCCCCTCGCCTTTAGTCGGGCTTTCATGGTTCTGATCTTACCGTTCGGCCATCCGAGTAAATTTTCCATTTCCTCGTTGGTCTGCAGCCCGCTATCACGATAGGCGTTATACAAAATTTCCATGTCTGTCATTTGCTGTCCTCGTTTCTTTTAATTTCGTTACCTATTAGGTATTTCCATATGCAGATTCTGATGCGATTAAATCAGCCAACGGAATCTGATAAACTTTTGAGAACGCCTTTAAAGTTGCCACGCTAAGGCTTTTCTGTCTTTTGCCAGTCTCTAAATTTGATAAATAATTTTGAGACATAAAAAGCTTACTTGCCGCCTCAACCTGGGTGAGCCCTTTTTTATTTCTGGCATCAATCAAGTACTGTCTCATCCAATCACCTCCCTTTACGTCTAAAATATCTCAATTTGTGATATTAGTATATCTCAATTTGAGATTATCGTCAACAATATATTTGAAAAATATCGCTATATGTGATATTGTGTAAGCAGGGAGACTTTTAAGGAGGAAGACTTATGAAATTAAGACAATTACGCCACATGTTAGGGCTTAGTCAACTACAGTTCGCCGAAGACTTAGGTGTTGCTCAAAATACATTAAGTAATTATGAATCTGAAAAGAGACAAATTCCTTTGGATTTGCTAAAGCGCATCGCGGAACGTTATGATGTTACTGTTGATTACCTAACAGATTCGGACTTGATAGCCGATGACCGCATCCCGGGGGCGCTAATCAATGAAAGAGTTAACTCAGGTTTATCCCTTTCGGACCTGTCAAAAATAACAAAAATCCCCAAGAAAGACCTTGAGGATTATGAGGCAGAGATAGAGCCCATTAATTTATTTTTACTCAAAAAATTATGCGATGTATATGGTAAAAGTTTGTCCCAGTTCTATAAGGATAACGACATGTATGATGAATATATCCCAAGCGTGTTTAACGGCGATTCAGACAGATTTGAACAGTTCGAATCAGCCAGCCGTTTTGACGCAGAATCTGATGCGTTTATAGATATGGTTCACCTCAACAATTACAAATACGTACCCTCCGCAGTATCTGCGGGGGCGTTAACTAATATAGAGGGTATTAGCACCCTCCCTACCGTATCAGTCCCTGATTTCATGATGGGTCATTACGCAGGCAATAAGAATATTATACTTATGCCGGTTAACGGTGAAAGCATGAACAACGTTATCCAAAACGGCGCTATTATCGCCGTATTAAGAGATATAGAACTACCAGATATCCATGATGGAGATATTGTAGTTATTAAGAATGGAGGGGATTATACAGTTAAAAGATTCTACAATGACAAACAACATCAAGAATTTGTATTTAAACCTGATAGCTCGAATATGGCATTTCGGGACATCATATTTAGTTACGAGAATACAGATGACTTATACCTGATTGGTAAGGTTGTTATGTACAATGTGACTTTGTAAGAGATTAATAAGGGAGATTAATAAGGGAGATAAACAATGAAATTCTATAAAATTTTATCTATCGCGGCATTATTTGCAACAGTTGCTAGTTCTTCATTTGCACAATTTATTGATGTAACCCCAGAAACGTATGATAAAATCTGGAGCACCGGGCAAAATTATAAAACTGATCGTAAACTTGAAAGCCCAATTAATTATGGAGTTGAACTTCGGAGTGGAGCTGGTGGCGCCGCGGTATTAATTACCCCAGCTACAATCACTAAATATGTATCATATTCCAAAGACGATCGTCTGATTTTTCCAGACGAATCTTTTAAGAAAGCCATACTAAACAGTAATGATTATGTATACATAGCTACATATGCACTTCATCTAAAGAATCCATTAGCGGGCACGGTAATGCCTCAACTACCATCACAACGATTACTTATAGAAAAGGACAATCAGTATATAATCCCAGTAGCGATGGATACCAAAATCTATGATATGATGCCGCATAGCTATGCCCTCGTCTACTATGCAATACCTAAACAAATAATTATGAACCCACCGTATACTATTAAATTTATTAATGGAAATGGCGATAAAATTGAAATACCTATTACCACTGATAAATTAGCAGAACTTATGGATAAAGAAAATAAATTAGTCTATAAGACAAATGATTAATAAACGTAAAGCCCCTATCCGATACTACTCAGATAGGGGCTTAGTTATAGGAGGTATGTAATTATGGCCATGAAACGTGCCAATGGTACTGGCACAGTGTATAAGATGAAACATAAGGCTCTACGTAAGCCATATCGAGCCGTGGTGACCCTTGGATATAACTCCGAGGGTAAACCCTTGCGCAAATCAATAGGCACCTTTGCGACGCAAAAGGAAGCATATAATGCCCTTGCTCTATTCTCTACTAATCCGCAAATCCAGGAGGAACGCAAAATTACTTTTGGGCAGTGCTTTGATTGGCGTATGGAAGAAGCTGAACGCCAAGGGCTATCTAAAGGGCGAATTAAAAGCATGCACGTTGTGCGAAAATTAGTAGAGCATCTATTCAATATTGAAATGAAAAATCTTAGAGCGGCTCATCTGCAGTCTATATTCGATAATTCGACGCACACAAAGTCTTATCAGAAGTTAATTAAAGCAATCATAGTTTCTGTAGGTACTCTCGCAGTTAAGCAGGAAGTCATTCCCCGTAACTACCTTTCCGATATTATTATCAACAAAAATGCGACGCCAATCAAAAAAGCTAACATATTTACGAATTTGGCTCTCTATGAGCTTTGGAAGCACTCTGACGATATAATATCCAAGCTAACACTCATATACGTCTACACGGGGCTCAGGTTGAACGAATTACAAACAATCCGAGTTGATGATGTCCACATTAAAGAACGATATATGATTGGCGGTTCTAAAACAGAAGCAGGCCGTAATCGAGCTATCCCTATTGCGGAATGTATCTCCCCTTTCATCAAGGAACTCTACCAGCAAGCAAAATTTAAACGCTCCGAGTGCCTACTAGATGGTGCGATACACAAGGACATTTATCGTAAAGAACTACAAAAAAGATGTAAAGAATGGAACCTAGGCGAGCACAAGCCACATGACACAAGGCATACCTTTATCTCGATATGCAGCAACATAGGTATTGATGAAATTATAATCAAACGGATCGTCGGCCACGCTAACAAGGATAATATCACTGCAGATGTCTATACGCATAAAACACTACAACAATATATTGATGCGGTGAATAAGTTACCTTACGGAGATGACCTATTAAAAGGTGAGCAACGGTTGAGCAACCGAGAAGAAATTAGGTGATTTTTACCGTTTTGCAAAAATAAAAAGACCAGTAAACGCTTATGTTTACTGGTCTTTTAGATTTGTTGTACTATTCAGCGGAAATTACAGAAACTGGGC